ACTCCTGTGGTTATGAAACAAACACCACAAAGAGTCGTCTTAATGCACTATTAGAAGAGGTAAAGTACGGAGCAAAAGTATTCCAAAAGCAATTTAATTGGTTCGTAAGTTATAACGACCAAACAGCTAGCTTCTGGGATGGGATGATACTTATAGATGCAGACTCTCTACAAATTGCATAACATTGTAAGCAACTTTCAGTCCTTCATTAACACATTTCTTTTTCATTATGAGAACTTTGACTAACACTGAGTACACAGCATTACAGAAAGAGTATTACAACGAAGTGCATCAATCTGATTCCATTTCTGTTTACTACTCTCCCGAATATTACACTCAAACTGAAACTATTCGATCTGAAATCTGGTACTAAAATAACATTCTAGGGGGTGTTAATTCATCTCCTTTTTTAATGCAAATTCACTCTAATCTATTTCACAAAATGACACAAATTACTGCAAAAGGTGACACTATTTGTATTGATTATTATCCAACAAAAGATTGGAATAATGTAATACAACCTGATAAGTATCTAAGAATCTTATCATTTAAGGGAGAAACCCAGACTAAAAGATATATTACAGAAGCACAATTAGATGAAGAAGTAAGAGATAGAGTTGATAATTTCACATATAGGATAACAGATAATCTAGATCATTTACCTCAGTATATAACAAATAGTGGTGGGGTTAAGTAACATGTATGTAGAAAAAGATCAGTGGGTATTGTTTATTGTATCAGGAATATTTCTGACTGTTCTTATAAACTTAGGACTTGCAATCAGAGATATTAAAAGTATTAATCAAGAACCACAAATCCCACAAACCGTTTATAAACAATTACCCGTAATTCCCTTTACTAATGAACAATGAACACAGATGAATTACAATCCTATCGTGCTAAACTAGCTACCCAAGATAGAAACGAAACTCAAGGATTGTCCCAATTGATTAACACTTTCCAGTCACAAGATGATTACAAAAAGTGTTACAAACCCCACCGTACTTTAAATAATTATTAATCATGTCTCTAATCTATTCTAATACTGAAACAACAAATCTTTCAATTGTAGATGGTAATCATAGGAGTGAAATCCGTATTGCTAAGTTTACACGAGTTAAACCATTTAACTTTCATCAGTTCAGAAAACAGAACAGATTAAGTAAACTAAGTAATATTAAACTAGCATCATTCTTTGATCTATGATAGAATATAACGAAAGAGATTTCCCCAATTTGTATAAAGAAATCTTGAAAGATTACCATTATAGGTTTCCTAAATTCTACAACAATCCTTATCCAAACTTATCATCCAAATCCAATGAAATCAATCAACAAAATGAAAACTCAAATTGAAAAAGACATTGCCTATTGTATAGATTATCTCGGATTATCTAACGAAGAAATAGGAGAAGTATTGAGAAATTGCGAAGCATTAGGTAATATTAGTGTTGAATATTTCATGGAAGAGTTTATATTTGAAGCACCAAATATAGACAATTTACATGATACTGAATACTTGAATATTGCAGAGTTTAATGCAATGTATTGGGAGTAATATCATTCACTAAGTTCACTCTGTTTTTCAAACCAGTAGCTATTATTATACAACAATACAGGAACGATTATGACATCTGATTATACACGACATGGCAGAAGTCCTTTGACTAATAAACATCTAAACTCTCTAAGTTGTCTCTATAAAGCATATCATAACCCAGATAATTCAGAAGGAGATAAAAGGTTTTATTGGGCAAAGATTCAACAACTAACTAACAGTCTAACAGAGAAGTCTAATCACTAAGTATTACTGGAGTTTTCCACAGTTATTGATACTTTCTGTGGAAAACTATGGTGTTATATGTTAATTATCGTTTTAAAATGGTCATATAAATAGACATCTGTTTTCCACATGTTTTCCACAATTTGTTAGAAACCCTGTGGAATATGTTTATTAAATGTGTCTGAGTGTTGTTATCTAAGCGAGCATTCTATCACGAACTCGCTGTAATTGTCAAGAACCCGATAATATTTTCTGTGAGGATTTCCGTTTTTAAATGTATATAATGCTACATAATACATCCGAACTATTGACAGTATATCCTTTATATTGTAGAATGGTTTATAACACTCAAACCCTCTAATCCCATGACAGTTTCTAACTACTACGGGCAGAAGACTAAGTATAGAATAACGTTAGAATTAGATGTCTTCGATGACTTTAATCCGCATGAAATTCAGTGGGATAAAGTATTCAAACTAGAGGACGATGAGGCTGTGGAAAGTAATATCGAAGACCTGTCAAATCCTCGGCGTTGGGGTATAACAAGGGGGATCGACTAAAGTGTCCTTATAGTGAAGGGACACACTCCCAAAGTATTACAAATTCATTTTCACTAAGTATGACAAATTCAAATCAAATTACATCTGTTAAAGAGTTACAATCATTTCGTAATTTCTTCACTGATGATCAATGGGATGTGATAGATGCGGCACTAAGTGAGTATCAAGACCACGACGGTTATGAAGAGGTTCTTGATACTATTGGTTCCAAATTACAGACCTTATTTGATAAAACAGAATGTCAAGATTAACAGTCTTAACTAACATAATCAAAGGGGCATATTGACCCCCTTTTTTATTAGTCCTGAGTAAGACTTTAAACTGTTCATTAACACTTTATATTATTAAACAAAATGACAGTTAGTGCAGAACAGTTTGTATCAGTGAACTTTGCAGAATTCCTCTTGGAAAATGCAAACAATGGTAACGAAATCTTAACAGTTTTAGATGATATTGCAGAGGGGGCAAATACCGCTTTATAATTAACAACAACTCACAGGCCACTAACTAACACTTAGTGGTCTTTTTTTATGCCTGTTAAATGTAAACAATGCCTTTGAACAGTTGTTGACACATAAGCAGTTAATATGGTATAATTGTTATATGCGTGTTTCGACAGTTGTTTGCGGTTGTTGTTATTTTGTGCGGGGTTGCGTTGCCGTATATAAAAAAGGTAACTACCCTAACCTACAGAGGTGACAGATCGAGATGTATATATAAAAATCTGAAAAAAATTCTGAGACCCAAAAAGGTTTCTATATAAAAAAATCCCCCTTAAGATTTTGGAAACAACAACCTATCACATCTATGCAAAAGATAGAGTATTATATTGTAACTTAAGTGAAGAGGATTTTGAAGAGAAGTGGGAACTACTCGAAGTAATGATCGACCTACTCGGAGGAGATTATAGTAAAGATGACTTATCATATATTAAGTTAGGCCCTAAGTGTGGGGTCGGAGGGCCAGGGAAAATTATACTTAAAAAACCTATGTGGGAAGAGGATTCATATTGACATATACATAATACCAGTGTAGAATTGAAGTACAACTACAACGTATTATGGCTAAAGGATTTACTGTAAAGGCAAATGCTCCCAAACCTAGCAAGAAGGAACAATGGGACATACCTGCCATCAAAGAAAGATTTAAAGGAAAGAAGATAGTATTTTGCTTGCCAGGTAGGGGAGTATCTTACACATACTTAAAGAACTTTGTGCAGTTGTGTTTTGATATTGTACAGAACGGAATGAGTATTCAGATATCTCAGGATTACTCATCGATGGTAAACTTTGCAAGATGTAAGTGTCTTGGAGCAAATGTATTAAGAGGGCCAGATCAAATACCTTGGGACGGAAAATTAGAATATGACTATCAGATATGGATTGACTCGGATATAGTCTTTAACACTAATCAGTTCTGGCAGTTACTAGATCTTGCAGATAACGGAGAAGAAGGTGGAGAGAAAGAAATAGTTTCAGGATGGTATGCTACCGAGGATGGGCAAACTACCTCTGTTGCACACTGGTTAGAAGAAGATGACTTCCGCAAGAACGGTGGAGTTATGAACCATGAGACTGTGGAATCGATCAGTAAGCGTAAGAAACCTTTCACTGTAGACTACACAGGTTTTGGTTGGGTTGCAATTAAGAAAGGAGTCTTTGAGAAACTCCCATATCCTTGGTTTGCTCCTAAGATGCAAGTCTTTGAGTCAGGTGCAGTACAAGATATGTGTGGAGAGGATGTAAGTTTCTGTCTTGATGCCCTCGAAGCGGGTTATGAAATCTGGACTGATCCTCGTATTCGTGTAGGCCACGAAAAAACTCGTGTTATCTAATGGGAGATAAAGCGATCAGAGAGTGGATAAATGTCCACCTAGAAAGTAAAGACACATCAGATTTATGGGATCTAACAGCAGCGATTCTTACCGAGTTATCCAAGCGTGACTCGGTTCAATATCGTATCAGGGCAGACGGTCCTACCGTTGCTGCTCGGATGAAACAATTAGATAAAGATTTAAAAGATACAGGAACAGAACCAACATACTATCCCGAATGGGATGAAACTAACGTACACGACTCGGAGGGTTGTTAAATGGCAAGAACAATGAATGGCGAAGTGTTAATTGAATTCAGACCGAAAAAATCTCGACAAGGGAATGGAAAGCATACCAAATATGCAGCGACCTCTCGTAATAAAGCTAAAAAAAGGACAAGAGGACAAGGTTAAATAAAATAACATAAATAAAATATAATATAAGTATATTTTAATGCCGTTAGAGAGGGTAAGCCAAGGTTTTAAGGACGTTTCTATGTCATTTCAGACTAATCCTCTGAATAATGACCTTATAGCCCTCAAAAATGCATCTGCTATTAGTAGATCATTACGTAATATTGTACTAACGGTGCCTGGTGAGAAATTTTTTAGTCCTAATTTTGGATCTAGAATATCTGAATCACTATTTGAGAATATTGATTCAATAACTGCAAATATAATAAAAGATGAGATTAAACGCTCTATCATAAATTATGAACAACGGGTTAGGTTATTGAACGTTCAGGCAGTTGCTAACCAAGAAACTAACAGTTTTGATGTTATTATCTCATACCAGATTATAGGAGCTGATGTTCCACCTCAATCATTGCAATTTGTTTTGCAGCCGACTAGATAAGAAATGCCATTAGTTAATTTCTCAAACCTTGATTTTAATCAAGTTAAGACTACCCTTAAGAATTATTTAAAGTCTAACTCCAATTTTACGGATTATGACTTTGAAGGATCTAACTTATCAACAATTATAGACGTTTTAGCATATAATACCTACATCACTTCATACAATGCCAACATGGTATCGAATGAAGTATTCATTGATAGTGCAACATTA